TAGGAGAGGAAGACATGATACTCTGTTCCTGTAACGCACTATCATCCAATACCGTCAAGCAAATCCTGGACAATCACAATGGTCCCATTCCTTCTGTCCAGGAAATCATGAACAAACATGGTTGTTCCGTTGAATGTGCAACCTGTGCCCACAATATCAAAGTTGAAATAAGGAAACATTATGAAAGTTTACATCGGACCATATATTGATTGGATCGGCCCATATCAGATTGCCGAGAAAATTCCTTTTCTAAGTGAAGAAACAAAAGAAAATATTGGTTGCTGGTTGTCAAAGACCTGGGTTGCAACTGTTTGTGAGTGGTTTTACTCCAAAGAAGAACGTAAGATTAAAGTTCGCATTGACCACTACGATACATGGTCAATGGACAATACTCTCGCACATATCATCCTTCCAATGCTCAAGCAACTAAGAGATGCCAAACATGGTGCTCCTCTAGTTGATGATGAGGATCTTCCACCACAGATGCGTTACAATGACGCCGACCCAGGTTACGATGAAAACGGTGTATGGAGACATGCTGAGACACAATGGTTTGTTCATCGCTGGGATTGGGTTCTCAATGAAATGATATGGGCATTTGAACAAGAACTTGATGATTCCTGGGAAGAACAGTTCCGTCATGGCGAGCCACAATATGAGTGGGAACTACTACGTGGCAATGAGGATGATGACAGTGGCGTTTATGCACAAAATCAGCTAAATCCTGATTATTGGGTTGACTATGAAGGCATGAGAGAGTATAATAACAGAATACAAAATGGCTTCCGACTTTTCGGTAAGTATTATCAGAACCTGTGGGACTAAGGAGATTGAGCATGATTTTCAATGGTAAGAAAGTGGATATCCTCGCTGAGGAGTTTAAGCAGCGTGCCTTTGATGGCAAGTGGGAACGTATCGTCAAGATCATTGACGAGGATAATGCCTACCAGTTTATTAACGAGTATGGCAATAGGTCGACCTTGTTCCCTGAGAAGTGGATCACGGTCGGAGTTTATGACTATCTAATGGAGATTGTTGACTAATGGCAAATGTAGAAAATCTAAAGATCATCCGTCTATTGTCGGGTGAAGAAATCATGGCAGAGGTTGTTACCGATAGCGGTACGGCCTTGTCAGTTAAGAACGCTATCCGTATTGTGGTTATGCCTAACAGTGCAGACCCCAAAGCACCTACGGTTGGCCTGGCTCCTTTCATGCAGTTTAGTGAAGATAAGGAGTTGACACTGAACAAGAATTGTGTTATAACTACAGCAACACCAATGAAAGAGTTTGTCAACCAATACAATACCGTATTCGGTGGCATTGTCGTTCCTGACAGCAAACTAATCGTACCAGGAAAGTAATGAAGTTTTACACCAACGTTGAACTATGGTCAGGTAAAATCCTGTATAGAGGCGTTGAGGATGGACGGAGAGTGTCGTTTAAGGTTGATTACAACCCGACACTCTTTGTTCGTTCCCAGACACCTACCAAGTATACCACCATACATGGCGATTATGTCGGACCTGTTAAACCGGGAACGATCCGTGATGCCCGTGACTTTGTGAACCAGTATAAGGATGTTGATAACTTTAAGGTTTACGGTAATCAACGTTACCAGTATTGTTTCATTGCTGATGAGTTTTCAGGTGTAGTTGATTGGGATATCTCACAGATTAAGGTCGCCAATATCGATATCGAGGTCGGTGAACCACCAGACGGTGGGTTCCCTGAACCTGACGATGCCAATGGGCCTCTTACGGCCATTACTGTCAAGATGGACGGACATTTCACAACCTTTGGATGTGGTGATTATAACAATCACCGCAACGATGTCACTTATATGAAATGTGCCGATGAATATGACCTAATCAAGAAATTTGTTGGTTGGTGGCAGTCCGAGTATCCTGATATTGTTACAGGTTGGAATGTCCAGAACTTCGATATTCCATATCTGGTTAACCGTATTGCTAAGATTGCCGGTGATACCGAGGCTAGAAAGTTATCGCCTTGGAATATCATTATGCCTAAGCAGGTCGACCTTGGCCAAAATCGAGTGATCAATTCATTTTCATTCAAGGGTATTGCTACCCTGGATATGCTTGATCTATATCAGCGATATGCACCTGATGGTAAGTCACAAGAATCCTATAAGTTGGATAACATCGCCCACGAGGAACTTGGTGAGCGTAAGTTGTCGTATGAGGAATATGGCAATCTTATCGGTCTGTATAAGCAAGACTATCAAAAGTTCATCGACTATAACATCAAGGACGTTGACCTTGTGGATAAGATCGATGAAAAGAACAAGTTGATCGAATTGGCCCTTACCTTATCCTATGATAATAAGTGTAACTTTGAGGACGTGTTCGCACAAGTCCGCATGTGGGACGTTATCTGTTTCCATCACCTAAAGTCACAGAACAAGGTAGTTCCACCAATCGAGAGACACGAGAAATACGAGAAATACGAGGGCGCCTATGTTAAGCCTCCTATCCCTGGCCTTTATAATTGGGTTGCGTCTTATGACGTTAATAGTGAGTATCCTTCTGTTATCATGGGTTCTAACATTAGTCCTGAGACTATTGTTGAACCTTATGCCTATACTGACGGCATGCGTAATGTTTTGGATCAGCATATCAATATTGATCGTCTTTTGGCAGGTGCTATTGACACCTCCACCCTGGATGGTGATAACGTTACCCTAACTGCGAATGGTCAGTTCTTCCGCCGTGACAAGCAAGGATTCATGCCTGAAATGGTCGAGAAGATGTTTGCTGATCGTAAACGTTACAAGAAGGAAATGCTAGATGCCGAAGCGGCCTACGAAAATGAAACGGACCCCAAGAAGAAGAAAGAACTTAAAAACAAGATTGCGAGGTTCAACAACCTCCAACTCTCTAAAAAGGTCTCCCTTAACTCGCTATACGGTGCAATGGGGTCAAAGTATTTTCGGTTCTTCGATCTCCGTCAAGCGGTGGCGGTCACGACTACGGGCCAACTTAGCATACGCTGGGTCGAAAAGCGTATCAATGCTTATCTCAATAAGGTACTAAAGGCAGATGATGACTATGTTATTGCTATCGATACGGATTCGGTGTATCTCAATCTTAATAAGATTGTGGGAGCAACGATTGGTGAAACTGATGCAAGCACGGAAAGAACAATCGCATATCTTGATAAAATATGTGAGGCTAAGATACAACCTGTTATTGATACGGCTTTTGCAGACCTTGGCACATACATTAATGTATTCCAGCAAAAGTTAGTAATGAAGCGAGAGGTCTTATGTGACAAGGCCATTTGGACAGGTAAGAAGCGTTATATTCTAAACGTCCATAACTCCGAAGGTGTGCAGTATGCTCAACCTAAGGTGAAAGTCAAAGGGCTTGAAATGATCAAGTCCTCAACTCCATCATCATGTCGTGACAAACTGAAAGAAAGTATTGATGTTATTCTTAACCAGAATGAAGATGCAATGTACCGCTTTATCGAGGATTATCGGAATGAGTTTGAATCACTGCCGCTCTCAGAGATTTCCTTCCCACGAGGAATTAACGGCTTGGTTAAATACTCGGACAGAAAAACTATATATGCATCCGGCACCCCTATTCATGTTCGTGGTGCTCTCATATATAACCATTTTCTACATAGTAATGGCCTTACTTCTAAGTATCCACTGATTCAAAACGGTGAGAAACTAAAGTATATCTTCTTAAAGGATCCTAATCATGTCCAATCTAACGTGATATCATTCCCTCAGGGTGGTATCCCGGAAGAGTTTGCCTTGTCTAAATATATCGACTATAATACACAATTCACCAAGGCCTTCCTTGATCCTCTAAAGATCATGCTAGATAGTATTGGATGGAAGACCGAGAAAACATCAAGTCTGGAGGACTTCTTCGCATGACCAAAAAGAAAGACGAAAAGTATAAACACTCACCCGCCCGTCTATATGAGTTTGTGCCAGACGAAGCATCAATTACACCAAACAATGTAGTCGAACTAGCAACACTGGTTCGAGTTGGTGTCGGTGGTGATCTACTAAAGAAACTATCACCGGAACTACAGAAACACTTTAAAGAGGTCGCCTAACGAGATTGTTAAGTGGCCTGACAAAAAGGAGAACCTATGTCAGACATTTTTAACCAACTATTAGCAGAAACAGATAACGAGTATGCAGGCGTTGTCGATGACGGCGTTGCTGCCGGTGACGTTACCGGATACATTGGTACCGGTAACTATGCCATGAATGCCCTACTATCAGGGTCAATCTATGGTGGTCTTCCACAGAACAAGGTTACAGCATTTGCAGGTGAGCCTTCTGTTGGTAAAACCTTCTATGCACTAAACGTGGTCAAACAGTTCCTAGAGGACAACCCAGATGGATTTGTATTTTACTTTGAGTCAGAGTCCGCTATCTCCAAGCAATTCATTACTGATCGTGGCATTGACGCAAAGCGTGTTGGCATTGTTCCTGTGGCTACTGTCCAAGAGTTTCGCACACAGGCAGTAAAGATCCTCGACAAGTACCTAGAAGGCAAGGAGAAACCACCGATGGTGTTTGTTCTTGACTCACTAGGCAATCTATCAACCGACAAAGAAATGCAGGATATTGCCGACGGTAAAGATACCCGAGACATGACCCGTGCCCAGTTGGTTCGTGGTGCTTTCCGTGTATTGACTTTGAAACTTGGTAAGGCCAAGGTTCCACTCATTGTAACCAATCACGTTTACGATGTCGTTGGTTCATATGTACCAATGAAGAAGATGGGTGGTGGTTCTGGTCTTGAATATGCTGCATCCACCATTATCTTCCTGTCCAAGAAGAAAGATAAAGATAAGGACGGTTCTATCTCTGGTGCTATCATCACCGCATTGCTCAAGAAGTCCCGTATGACTATTGAGAATAAGAAGGTTGAAACTAGACTTAACTATGGTACAGGATTGGATAAGTATTATGGTCTGCTAGACCTTGCTATCAAGTTTGGTGTGTTCAAGAAGGTATCAACCCGTATTGAATTACCCGATGGAAGCAAGGCATTTGAGTCACAGATCGAGGCCAATCCTGAAAAGTTTTTTGATAAGGCCACCTTGGATGTGATTGATGATTTTTGTAAAGCAGAGTTCCTATATGGATCAATGAACGTGACGGAGGTAGAAGATGGAACCGGGGATTGATTATGTATTTCGGGATGACTTGTTTGATCCCAAGAAAGAGGGAACTACCGTTCCAATCGAATTAAAGCTTGACCCGTTCGCAGGAGTGGTGTATCATTATACCACTGTAACATTTAAGATGGGTGAGGACAACATCCCACGAATGTTATACGACTATGAAATAGATAAAACGAATGATTTATCTATGACGACGCTAAGAAAGAACCAAAGATTCAACGAGGTTCTAGGACTAATCCTAAATGTCCTACTATTAGATGCGTCAGAAGCGGAGGGTACGAGTGAGACTGGAACAAACGATACTAAAGAACCTGATCAAGAATGAAAAGTTTACACGCAAGGTTCTACCGTTTCTAAAACCTGATTACTTTCCAAACCAAGAAGAC